TTTAATCAACAGGGGGGCTTAGTCCCCCCAGAAAGGAGCCACAATGGCTTATACACCTCGCACTAAAAACCCAATTACTTTTGGCATTTCTCTAACTGGCCAGAAATATTACACTGGCACAGAGGTCGAACATTTTTGGGAATGCGCCGATAATATCGAGCCGCGTCAGCTCATGAACGACTATCGTGATTTTCTGAAAGCTTGGTTGCATAGCAAAATCAAGAAAAGCACGTTGGTTGACATCGAAGTGCTTAAACTATTCGCGGGTGATTTAGACAATCGCGCTGACATCGACTACCGCGAAGGTCACTGGGACGACGACCCAGACATCGTGGCGGGCGGTAAATACTTCGCCAAAAAACAAGCTGAGCTTTATGCTCATATAAAAAAGGAGGGAGCTTAGGCTCCTTTTCCGCTTGACGTTAACAATCTGTTAACGTATTCTAGATATATAACGAATCAATGGAGAAGTAAAAATGACAAACGAATGGCAATCACTCAGAGTAGACAGACTGCTTCAGCATATTCAGCTTGAGGCTAAAGGGCTTGAGATTTTAGAAAAACGCTCAAGAAGCAGAGATCTGACAGATGAAGAGCTTGAAGAGTTTGAAGAGCGCCAGAGAGTTTTGAGTAAAGCTTCTGACGCATTGAGAATTAAATTTTCTTAATAGGAGAAGTTAAAATGGAAGATCTATCAAAAAAATTCAAGGAAGGTCAAAAGTGCATAGTTCACCTTCCGTGGGTCGACTCAGATTGTTGGGTCACCGGTACTGTTATCGGCACTACAGCTAAGCGCGTAAAGGTCGATAACGATGTTCGAGGCGTAGGATACTACGTTCCTCAAAATGTAAAACTCGAAGAGGAGGAGTAAATGGGAAAAGAAACAACGGAGGAGCGTCAAGCTCCTCTACAAAAAATTAGCCTAAAAAGGTATTTCGAACAAAAGGAGAAGGAGAGAGAAGAAGCCTAAACAATACCTCGAATCTCGCGCCGCAAGGGCTTACTCCAAGCGCTTGTGGCGCTTGATCCATACGCCATCGTCGTATGAACGTTAGCTAAGCACAAAGCGACAGCGTCAGCCCTGTCAGGAGAGGCGACGCCTCTCTTCTTCATTGCCTCCTTGCTCTCGACTTGCATCTTTCCTGAGCTTGTAAAATGATAACGCGGAGCCGCAAGCTCAGCCCACAACCCATCGTCGCGGGGCAGCTTAACGTCCATACCCTCTAACCACGACTTCACCTTAAACCATAGCTCAGCCCTCAAATTTAAATACGTCTCCTTCTGGAGCGCACGCTCAGACACATTTAAACCTCTGGCCGGCAAATCTAGCTCTCGCAATCGATCCAACACGCCCGCGCCAAAACCATTCGAATCAACGATTATCTCAACAGGGCGCTTGGCCGGATTTTCGATAGCATCATACTCAGCCTTTACAGCGCCAGTAAGCTGCATCAAATCTAAATTACGCCAAACAGTAAGCGGATGTATTATCGGACCCTGTCGCTTCGCTAAAACGGAACTATCCGAACCCTGTCGAGCCACATCAAGACCCCATATCGCCGGCGTATCCTCGTGAACCTTAATATCGTTATTCATGGCGCTCTCAATCAACGCAACGGGAATAACAGTGTCCTCCTCAGACGGAGGAAAATTTCCAAGCACTCGAACATGGTACGCGGGGCTATCCTCAGAATAGCGCTTCTTCATGTCCTCGACAAAATCGTCAGCAACGCGAGGGCTATCAACGCAGCTAACGTGCATCGTATACCAATCCTCGCGCAACCGATTATGTGTATCAAAGAAAAAACCAGTATTACGCGTAGGGTTGCCCGTCAAAACGGTCGTCGCATTATGCCCCGACATCGATCCGCTTGCCGCCTCAAAAACGTTCGGTGAAATACCGCTCGCCTCGTCGGCCAATAAAAGCACATTCTCTGAGTGGACACCCGCAAGCGCTTCCGGCTGCTCCTGTCTTGAGGTTCTACAGGAAATAAACGTCGTCTCCGGCTGACTTTTTAACTCAATGCGGTCGCTCTTAATCTCCAGTAAATCTGAAAAAGGGGGCTTCAGACGCTTGGCAACATTTTTCATTTCAGCAAAACACGCGTCAAAAAGCTGAGCCGACGTGGGGGCCGTCACAACCGTCTTCGAAGGAACCCGCATCAAAACGTGCCACACGGCTGCAAGGGCTACCGCCGTACTCTTACCAACGCCGTGGCCCGACCTACACGTTACACGTCTGATCTCAGGATCAGCTACCGCTCGAAGAAGCTCACATTGCCAATCATCAGGATTAACACCGATCACCTCTCTGGAAAATAAAACAGGATCGGAGCGGTATCGTTTCATCAATTTTAAAAACGGGTTGTCTATTGGGGCGTTCATTCGTTTCTCCTCTTGGGGGCGCGTGTGCGTTTTGAGGTCATTGGCTTTTGCACCGACTTGCTAAAAAAAGGGGGGGGTCAAAAAACATAAATGCTGCGACGCGGCATAATTGGATTCGCATAATGTGTATTATGTTAATTATTTGCCTGATTTGCCCTGTTTTGCTGCATTTGCGAAAGGATTTACGGAAAAACTTGACAGAATCGCTGCTTTGCGGCACGCGCACGCGCACACACGCGATTGTGAATTGATCTGTAATTTTAACGTTCAACTTCTTCAGCCTCACCCTCGATCACGTCGTCAAGTAACTGCGCTGCTTGAGCGTGCAAATCATTAACGCTAATGTTTATCGCAACGTCTCTCTGTCTCGTGTCATATTGCGGGTTCATTTTAGAAGCCATCCACTTGTCGGTATCAACTTTGAGACGTGAAGCATTAGCATCTTCTGGCGTTGATTTCTGAGCGGTATCGACTGCACGCTCAGCGTAAAAATGTCCTGCTTGATTTTGCGCTGCCTCGTATCGACCCCGCCTACCTTCAGCGCTATCAAGCCAAATGCCGAACAACTTGTAACCAACATCGAACTCTTTCATTAAGGATCTAACCGTTGTTCCGGCTGAGATACGTTCAAGGATTTTATCCTCTCCCATCTCTTCGATTATAGCTATCTTAGCTTTTCCTACTTCACCCACCATTAGAACTAATCTCTCCACATAAACTTGCGTACCCACAGAGATCCACAAAGTGATCTACCTTATCTGGTGATACTCTAATCCTAGATATTTTAACAAGCATCATCATAACTGCAACGTCAACGGCTCCCAACTCATACCCAGTATAAGCCGACCAAAGTTTAGCCGTATTATCAAAGTTCTCTTTTGCGTCTCCGTAATCAGAATTACGATCAGTATTTATGATACGCATTGCTTCCTTTAATATTTCATCTCTATCCATTTTTACCACGGTATTTCATCTCCTCCTAAAGCCCAGTTAACAGGCTCACCATTTCTAACCACTTCCGTTACCTTTGCATTTGGAAACGTATTAAACGCATTATCTAGAAACCTAGATGAAAAGTCTTCCCTTAAAACTCTCGCAGCATCTTCAAAACTATACACCGTCCAACTTGGATTTTGCTCCCGTATTTTACTGACCTCATTGAGAGCGAAGCACACGATGTCGCCTTCCTCCATCTCGACGCAATAAGCGTCTCCATGCAGAGGCTCGTGACCGTTAGCCATTGCCTCGTCTTCCAATACCTTCCAACCCTTCATAAGCTGACCCGCTAACTTATGTGTTCTCATAACATCGTTATCTTTGACAGCGTTACCAAGCGCCTCATAAGCGGCTTCAAACTTTCCCGCAGTATTTGGGCTAACGAGTGAAGTTAACCTATTACCCCACTTTTCAATTTTATCTTTTGCAATCTTATCCAGAGGAGCAAGCTGACCCCATACTGCAACGCTGATCGTATCTCCCTTATTCTCTACGTGGCCAAGGACATCTCTCCCCCTACGCTTCGCACGATTACCAGTAACTCTCTTTTTCATATTAAAATCTCCACACCTTAAATTGAATACGCTTCACACCACCCCCACACCACGCCCTATATAGGCGTAGTGGTGTGGTGGAAGGTTTTTGCGTATATTCTCCACACTTACCACACCCCACCACACCACAAGTGTGGAAGGTGTGGAAGTTAATGAATTGTGACATCACACCCCTCTTTCATCATAACATCTAGAAGCGCGTGCATCACTGTAACATCTGCTAGCACATCCTTGCACGCGCTCAGCGCAAACGCGACATCCTCCCAGTCTGAATCTTCGTTTATATTTATTTCGTTTTTATTCCACTCGACCACGGCTCCCATTTCGTCGTCATATATGATTTGGGCTATTATGTTTTTATCGTAGCTCATGCTTCACCACCTTAAACTGGCTAATGTTGAAATGTACGACCGGCTCGATGTCTTGCGGATCGTTGCGGCTAATTGAACCGCCTATTCGAGTTTCTATATTCTTTGGCGGTAGCTTTATCATAGCAAATTTATCGCTAAATTGCACTGCAAGCAGAGACGGTAAGCCCGTTGTCGCTTCTAGCTGCTTCGCCATCATAACCTTGTATAAGCTGATCATGTACGTCGGATACCTGTCCATCTTGTTTTTGCGCTGCCTCGCCTCGATAAACGCCACCGCCTTACCATCTCTCACCGCCATAAAGTCCAAGCTTAACTTGATCGGCATCTTGATAAGCTTGCAATTATGCACCTCCTCAATAATCTTGGCGATTTGGCGCTCGTTCTGTAGGTCTTGCTCCGTCTCGTAGTATGGACGCGTCACTTCCTCGCCTCCAGTATCGACTTAAATCGAAACGCGACCCGACGTAATTCCTTTTCCATCTCCGGCTCTATAAACCCTGAGAATAGCGGCCTCCTGTCTTTCGATTGCACAGCGTCGCCCGCTATCAGCGCAAAAGTTGCGTTAATTGGACACATCTCGAATGTTATATGGCCAACCGTTATGCGCTCCCGCGGAGCGTCTGGATGTCTGCGCTTAGACTTTAGACTGTGTTTGCTCATAACCCCG